TTTTTAGTTCCGTATTTCACAGGGTTCAAGGGCAAGGCAATCTTTATGGATGCCTCAGACATGCTGATGCTGGGCGACATAGATGAGCTAAACAAGCTATTTGACCCCACAAAAGCCGTACAGGTCGTTAAGCACGACTACAAGACCAAGCACCCCAGAAAGTACATTAACACGCCTATGGAGGCCAAAAACGAGGACTACCCAAGGAAGAACTGGTCAAGCCTGATCCTGTGGAATTGTGAGCATCCTCGGAACAATGTGTTAACCCCAGACTACATTGATGACCACAGCGGCAGTGACTTGCATCGGTTTACCTGGCTACCCGACTCCCTGATTGGTGAGCTGCCTAAACAATGGAATGTGCTGGTGGGTGAGCAAGACAACCCCAATGCCAAGATAGCGCACTACACTCTGGGCATACCGGAGTTTTTCCACTACAAAGACTGCGACCACAGCAAGCCTTGGCACAGCACCAGAAGCAGAATGCTAAACGGCCTCATCAACATGAAAGCACCTTCCGATTGAAAATCACCACCAAAAAGGTTGACAGCCTAATTCCGTATGTCAAAAACAGCCGCACACACTCGGACGCACAGGTTGCCCAGATTGCGGCAAGCATTAAAGAGTTTGGCTGGACTAATCCAATACTGGTGGACGGCGACAACGGCATCATTGCAGGCCACGGCAGGCTGCTAGCGGCTCGTAAGCTAGGCTTTAAGGAAGTACCTACCATTGAGCTAAAAGACCTGACTGAGACCCAGAAAAAGGCTTACATCATTGCCGACAACCGCCTGGCGCTTAACGCTGGCTGGGACAATGAAATGTTAACCATAGAGCTTAACGACTTGCTGGCAGACGGCTTTGCCTTGGAAGTGCTGGGCTTTGACCCCAAAGAGTTAAGCGCATTGCTTGAGCCTGAAGTGGTGCAAGGCTTAACAGATGAGGACGCTGTCCCTGATGTGCCAGAAGAACCTAAGACCAAGCTGGGCGACATTTACCAGCTAGGCAACCACCGGCTAATGTGCGGTGACAGCACTAGCATTGACGCTGTGAATAAATTGATGCCCAATGAGTTGGCAGATTTGGTGTTTACTGACCCACCTTACAATGTTGCATACAGTGGGCGCGGTGAAAACAATCTTGGCACAATTAAAAATGATGACATGACAGATGCCCAATTTGAGGACTTTTGCCGTGGTTTTTTTGGGTGTTACTTTGCGAAAATGAAATCATTGGCTTGCATTTACGTATGTCACCCAGACAGTCAATCAGCTCCAAAATTAGCATTTGAGAAAACATTTGCAGAGCAATTTAAAAAATCCAGCACTTTGATTTGGATGAAACAGTCGGCTGGCATGGGCTGGCAAGACTACAGGGCGCAACATGAGCCGATTCTTTATGGATGGAAGCCAGGCACAGGTAAACACTTTTATTGTGGAGACAGGGCTAAAACAACCATTTGGAAAATTGGCAGGGATGCTCAATCTAAATATGTCCATCCAACCCAAAAGCCCGTGGCATTGCCAGAAGAGGCCATAAACAACAGCAGCAAAGGTCAAGACATTGTTTTAGACCTATTTGGCGGCTCTGGCAGCACATTGATTGCTTGCGAGAAGCAACATCGTTATGCAAGGGTAATGGAGCTTGACCCCAAATATTGCGATGTGATTGTTAAGCGGTGGGAAGACTTTACCGGCAAAAAAGCCGTTTTATTGTTAGAATCTGTTGAAGTAGCTTAACGAGTTCCCCTCTATAAAAGATGCCAGTAATTCCACAAGTGGCTCACAAGCCAACAGATGAAACCCGCAAGCTGGTCGAAAGCACCAGCGGCTTAGGTTTGCCGCACGAACAAATCGGCATCCTAGTGGGCATAGACGATAAGACGCTTCGCAAGTACTACCGCACAGAACTGGACTTAGGCAAGGCCAAGGCCAACGGGCAAATAGCCAAGACGCTGTTTAGCAAGGCCACCAGCGGGGACACTACGGCTTTGATCTGGTGGACTAAAACGCAAATGCGCTGGGCTGAAACAGTTAAGCAAGAGATCACGGGCGCAGAAGGCCAGGACTTGGTGATTAAATGGGCGACAGGGAAATAACCCTGCCCTATTGCCCACGGGACGCATTCATGCCGTTCCACAACAGAACAGAGCGATGGGCTTGTTTAGTGGCTCACCGAAGGGCTGGCAAGACAGTCGCAGCCATCAACGACATCATCAAACGGGCAATCACTGAGGGCAACAGGATGGCGCAATACGCCTACATTGCCCCGTTCCGTAGTCAGGCTAAGCGGGTGGCATGGGACTACCTTAAGCATTACGCAGCCCCAATCACCAAAAACACCAACGAAGCTGACTTGCTGGTAGAGCTGGTCAACGGGTCAAAGATCATGCTGTTTGGCGCTGACAACGCTGATGCCATGCGGGGGCTGGGCTTTAATGGGGTTTACCTTGACGAATATGGCGACTTCAGACCCAGCGTTTGGGGTAATGTCATACGGCCAACGCTGTCAGACCGGCTAGGCTGGGCGGTGTTTGGCGGCACTCCCAAGGGCAAGAACCAGTTTCACGACATTTATAGGGTCAGCCAAGCAACGCCAGGCTGGTTTCTGACCCGCCTGCCAGCCTCGATATCCAAGCTGTTGCCTGACTCTGAGCTAAAAGACGCACGGGATCAGCTAAGCCAAGACCAATACGACCAAGAATATGAGTGCAGCTTTGATGCCGCCATCCTCGGGGCTTTCTACGGCCAAGAGATGCGTTTGGCTGATGAACAGGGGCGTATTAGGGATTTACCCTTTGATCCTGAATCGCCAGTGTTTACCGCATGGGACTTAGGCTATCGGGATGACACGGCGGTCTGGTTCTATCAGGTGGTCAGGGGCGAGATCAGGGTTATGGATTACTACGCAGTCTCAGGCGCAAGTATTGAGGAAATTGCTCAGGTGGTCATTGACAAGGGCTACCGCTACACCAAGCACTATTTGCCCCATGACGCACGGGCCAAGACGCTGGCATCAGGTGGAAAGTCGATTGTTGAGCAATTGGCAGCGCACTTGGGTATGGAAAAGCTGGCAATCGTGCCGGACATCGGCATTCAGGACGGCATTCAAGCGGTGCGCTTGATCTTGCCCAAGTGCTATTTTGATCCTAGCTGCGATGAGGGGCTGGAAGCACTTAGGCAGTACCAAAGGGAATATGATGAGGACAAGAAGACTTTTAGGCAAAATCCCCGTCATGACTGGTGCTCACATCCAGCAGATGCGTTTAGAATGTTAGCAGTGGCCTACCGGCAAGAGAACAAAGACCTTGTGCCACCTAAAGGCAAAACCCTGCAAACCATTACTCTCGATGAGATGTGGGAATTTGAGAACACTCACAAACAGGAGCGCATATGAGCCAGCCAGTAGCAGAAGTCGGTGCATATAAAAACATGACCGCAACAGGCGATGTAACCACAGGCCCATGCCAGCTTCTTGGGTTTTACGTCAACAGCACCAGCTCAGGCACAGTGGTGCTTAAAGACGGAGGCTCAAGCGGCACAGTCATTTGTGGCACGATCACACCGGCCATAGGTTTTCACCGATTCCCAGCAAATGTAGGCACAAGCCTGCATTTCACTGAGGGCGGCACAATGGATATAACCTTCTTCTTTGCCGCTGGCTTCTGATGGCTTACGAAGACACAGGCGCTTACGAGGGTGATGACCCTGGCCCGTATTGGCACGACCAGATAGCAAACGCTGAAAAGGTCTTTGACAAGTGGGACAGGCGAGGCCATAAGATCATCAAGCGCTACCGCGATGAGCGCGATGCGGTAGAGATGCCACGGATGAAGTTCAACATCCTGTGGTCAAACATTCAAGTGCTAATGCCTGCCCTGTACGGGCGGCAAGCCAAGCCTGAAGTATCACGCCGATACATGGATCAAGACCCTGTAGGACGCTTGGCCTCCACCATGCTGGAGCGCGTGATCGAATATGAAACAACCCAATTTAACGACTTTGACAGCGCAATGGTCAACGCTGTGCAAGACCGGCTGTTGCCAGGTCGAGGCACAGTCTGGATTCGTTACGAGCCTGTAATTGTGGGTGAACCAGCGCCCGAAGTCGAAATCGAGCTAGCTGAAGGTGAAGAACCGCAAGTCTCTAACGTGCAAGAGTCGGGCGAGTCGATTGACGCGGCCCACAGCCCTGTGGATTATGTGTATTGGAGCGACTTTCTGCACAGCCCAGCTCGGACATGGGATGAAGTCTGGTGGGTAGCCCGTGCCGTCTACATGACCCGCGATGAAGGTGTGGAGCGCTTTGGCGATGTGTTTAAGAATGTCGGCCTGACTGACCAGAACACAGACGATGATGGGAAGAACCAGCAGACAGTCAAGACCACCTTTGAAAAGAAGGCCAAGGTCTTTGAAATCTGGAACAAACGCACCTTTAAGGTGTGCTGGGTTGCTAAGGGTTATCCCTTGTCACTAGATGAGCGTGATGACCCGCTAGAGCTGGAAGGCTTTTTTCCTTGTCCTAAACCCTTGATTGCTACGACAACCACGGGGACGATGATCCCTGTTCCTGACTACTGCGAATACGAAGACCAAGCGCAAGAGCTAGACAACCTGACACAGCGCATCTACATGCTGACCAAAGCCTGCAAGGTGGTCGGTGTGTTTAACGCTGAGTTTAAGGAGCTGGGTCGCCTGTTTACTGAGGGCATCGACAACAAGAGGTTCCCTGTGACAAGCTGGGCGGCAATGAGCGAGTAGGGTGGGCTGTAGGGTGCTATCGACTTGATGGACACCTCGCAGATCATCATCACGCTGCGCGAGTTGTATGCGGCGCGTGAGGCGGTCAAGCAGAGCATCTACGAAATCATGGGCATTTCGGACATTCTGCGAGGCGCATCTAAGGCGCAAGAGACTTTGGGCGCACAGCAGCTTAAAGCTAACTTTGGATCACTGCGACTCAGAAGCAGCCAGGGCGAAGTGGCTCGGTTTGCTACGGACATTTTTAAGCTCAAAGCGCAAGTTATCTGTAAGTTTTACCCTCCTGAGCTGATTGTCGAGATGTCGGGCGTGATGAATACGCCAGATGGTCAAGACCCGCAAATGCTGCAAGCTGCGATCCAGATGCTGTCAAACAGCACGATCCGCGACTTCCACATTGCAGTCGAGGCTGACAGCTTGGCTCAGATTGACGAACAGGCAGAGAAACAGGGCGCACAAGAGGCTGTTCAGGCCATTGGGCTGTTCTTGCGTGAGGCCATGCCAATGGTAGGCTCTGCGCCTGAAACGCTGCCTATGGCCTCGGAAATGCTGCTGTTCCTAGTGCGCCGGTTTAAGGCTGGCAGGGGGCTGGAATCGGCTGTTGAACGGGCTATGAAGGCGCTGCAAGACAAGGCAGACCAAGCGGCCCAGCAACAGCCAGCGCCCGATCCAGAGCAAATCAAGATGCAAGCCTTGGCGCAGTCTGAGCAAATGAAGACGCAAGCGCAAGTGCAGTCAGACCAGATGAAGCTGCAAGCAGAGATGCAAATGGCGCAAGCCCGTGCTGAGTTTGACATGCAGATGCAGCAGGCCAAGACGCAGGCAGACATGCAAATAGCGCAGATGAGGGCTGAGTTTGAGACTGTAAAGCAGCAAAACGAAATGCAAATTAAGGCCAGAGAGATGGCCGGTAAGGAAGAATATGAACGATGGAAAGCAGAGCTGGACGCAGCAACTAAGGTCTTGGTGGCTCAAATTGGTGCAAAAGCTGGCCTCGATCAAGCTGCGATGAGCGCACATATGGCTGCGTCTGAGGAGATTGACGCAACGCTTGGCGATGGCATGACTGAGGCAATAGGCCGGTTAACAGACATGCACAGCCAAACGCTTGGGCAGCTCACGGGCGTGATGCAGGCAATCAGCGCACCAAAGCGCATTATTCGTGGGCCTGATGGTCGGGCGGCGGGTGTTGAGATTGTCACATGAGCTTAGTTTTAGCCGATAGGGTTCAGGAAACCACAACCACCACAGGTTCTGGGACGCTGACGCTAGACGGCGCGGTAACAGGCTTTCAAGCCTTTTCTGCGCTGGGCAACGGGAACACGACCTATTACACAATCCAAGGCGAAACGCAGTGGGAAGTGGGGCTAGGGACGTATTCGGCTAACACGCTGACCCGCGATACAGTCATCAGCTCATCAACTGGCGGGGCAAAGCTGAGCCTAACTGCTGGCACAAAGCAAGTATTTGTAACGCTGCCTGCTGGAAAAACTGTTATATCGGTGGCGGGGCAAGTTGGCGCGGTGACGCTAAGCAACACAGACATCAGTGGCTTAGGGACAATGGCGACCCAAAACGCCAATGCTGTAGAAATTACAGGCGGCACGGCTACGCTGTCAAGCCTAAAAACAGTGACTGTTCAGGCCACCAATTCGGCAGGCTTGTCCCTTAAAAACGCATCGGGAACAACGCAGTTAAGTTTGGGCGCAGGGGGCGGCGACAACCTTTCCCTGAATGTATCGACTAACCTTAACGGCGCAAATGCTCAAATAGACATTAGCCCTACGGGGACAGGCCATGTTCACATGAAACCTAGCGGCGCGGGTTCGGTTGAAATAGCGCCAACAAATGCCGGTACTTTGGACAACCTAGTCATTGGCGGCATAACGCCTAGAGCCGTGACCGCAACCTCATTGACCATCACAACCGGCACGATTTCCACT